CTGTCGCTGTATATAATATCCACGCGCCCGTGTACCTTACGGGGATTATCAGAGTAAGTCAAAAAAACACCCCCAAAATTATCTTTCACTAAAAATAACCGAAACACTTTGCCACATAAGCCGCTTTTTAGCCCAATCGTAATATGGCATATAACGTAAATCCGTCGCCCTTACGGTTATTGTTTTTATAGTTTCTTGCTCTGCCGACGCATAATCTATCGTTAAAAATGAACCACTCCGTATCTCAGCCGCAAGTAGTTTCATATCCGCATCCGGGAGATAATTCCACCTTACCTCTACCTTTTCTTTTTTGCCGACCAAATCCACTACCATAGTTCCGTCCATCGTGCGCTCAAACTTATCGAGCAACTCAAAAGAAAGCGTGATTTCGGTGGGCTGTTTTATGGATTTAGAATTAATCTTAAAAAATACCACAATCACACCTCCAGTAGCTTTATTCCGTTACGTTTGTATTCTCTGCTAAGCTTTGGCATTATAAGGCGCGCGAAAGTTTGACCGTCAATATTGAGCACAACATCTCCTGTTTCTTTGCCGCCCATATTAGACATTGCAGACATTCCTTGCAGTAATCCGTTTACCAAATCCCCGTTTTGATTGTACCCTGCACTTACCATAGACCTCGGTGAAGCCGTTATATCCATTGACTGCGCTACAGCTATTGTGGCGCGTTGAATATTAGGCATACCATGGTAAAAGTCTTGTTCCATCATACCTAGAAGATTAGGAATCCACTCATCAGCCGTTCTTCCGGGACCTTTCTTTGTCGGGCTGCCAAAGCCTAAAAAGTCCTTTATCGACTGACCGATTCCCTTGACTCCGTCCACCACCCATTTCCATGCGTCTTGTATGCCTTTCCATATATTATCTATTAAACCTTTACCCCAATTAAAAGCGTCGGATATTATATCCTTGAAAAAGCCCTCGATACTGCCAAACAGTCCGATAATCTTATCCCACACTAAATCGCATACCGACTTTACTCCTTCCCATAGGTTTATAAAAAAGCCACTGACCGACTCCCATACACTTTTAAATATATCTACGATTTGCACTCCCATACTTTCAAAGAATTTGCCGACACCTTCGCAAAAGCCTTGTATGAACGCCCATATGCCTAAGAATATATTCTGAATTGCCGACCATAATTTAATTGCGACAGCTTGCAAATGCTCCCATGCCGCCGACCAGTCGCCCCTAAGCACAGCGCACACAAACATTATTATTTCGAGTATTGCGCTTGCTATATCTATCACTGCTTGAATGAACGGGCCGAGTGCAGCTATTATTCCGTTAATTACACCTAATACTACGCCAAGTAGCACAAGTACAACTCCGCCTATAAGCTCGAAAATGGGTTTAAGTGTATGGTAAAGCTCGACGATAGTATCCCACAATGACTTAAACAACCCTTTTATATTTTCCCATATCGGTTTGACATAGGCTAAAAAACCGCTCACGGCGCTTAGAATTATATCAAAGGCTGTTTTTGCCGCCTGCCATATGAGATTGAAAAGGTTGCTAACCACCGCCCAAATTTTTTCGCCGTTCTTTTCCCAAAAGTTTTTTAATCCCGTAACCGTATCTGTTATGATTTTTTCTACATATGGCCAAACTTTTGCTGTAAGTTTAGCGATGCCTATAAAAACCTTTCCCGTAATTTCGAGGAGCTTGTCAAAAGCGGATATGGCTTTGGAAATTAATTTTTCGCCATTTTTTTCCCACCATTGTTTTATGGCGTTTACGGCATTTAGTATTATGGTTTTTATCTTATCCCATATCTTTATAACCGCTGTGCGGAACTCTTCATTTGTATCCCACAACCTTTTTATTGCAAGCGCCGCTAGTGCTATAACTGCTATTATCAGTCCTACTTTGGTAAACAATAGCGACGCCACTTTTATAATCATGCCAAAGCTTGAGATAAGCTTGCCTATAACAAGCAGTAGCGGACCGACCGCAGCAGCTAGTAACGCTACGATGACTATGTTCTTTTTTGTACCGCTTGACAGTGCGAGTATTCGGTTGAGCAGTGGCGTTAAATACTTTTGTATCAGCTCCCTTATGACCGGGATTAGTATATCGCCGAACTGTAAAGCAATTTCTTCGACCTGCGATTCAAGTTCTTTATACTCGCCTTGCAATGTATCGAGCTGTAACGCCGCCATTTCGTTTGCAGAATTTGTGCCTGTAATAGCATCCGTCATATCCCGTACGGCATCCCCGCCCGCTGACAGTAGCGCAAGCATTCCGGGGCCTGCTCTCGCCCCAAACACTTTCATTGCTTGGGCAGTGGACATACCGCTCTCCGCCAGTGTATCCAATATATCCGCAAAGCTCTTTGTGGTGGGGTTAACGCTCTCTAAATTTACACCTAACTCTTCAAAAATCTCTTTTGCCGCTGTGGTTGGATTCATGAGCGAGACTAAAGATTGCCTGAGCGAAGTGCCTGCCATAGAGCCGTCATACCCGGCGTTATATAACACCGACAGCGCGCCTGTTGTTTCTTCAACAGAATAACCAAGAGAGTGAGCTACCGGACCGACATATGCCATAGAATTGCCCAGCTTATCTAGGTTTGCCTGTGATGAACTTATAGCGGACGCAAACACATTCGATATTCTTTCGGCGTGTGAAGCTTCTAACCCAAACTGATTGAGGGTCGCAATGACTGTCTCTGTTGTAAATGCCAGGTCGTTCTGTGTAGCTGACGCGAGGTTTAGTGTAGACTCAATAGCTACCGCCATCTGGTCTACTTTATATCCCGCTTGTGCCATATAATATAATGCGTCTGCGGCGTCCGAGGCTGAGAATATTGTTTTTGCGCCCATCTCACGCGCTATATTTTTCATGCGTTCAAGCTCTTCCGCCGTCGCGTTAGATACTGAGCCGGCATTTGCCATGCTTTGCTCGTAATCTTTATACAGTGAAACTATCTTGACGCCGAGCGCGGCTATGGGCAAGGTAACTGCTGCCGTCAGCTTAGTGCCTATTTTAGTAAAGTTTGACGCAACCGCTTTAAGCTTTTTTTCCGCCTTTTGCAAACCCGTGGAGAGTGAGGAGATATCGGCTGCGATTTTTACAACAAGGTTTCTTATGACTGCCAAAACTATACCCCCCTATTTAATTTTTATACCCTTTTCTTCTGCCATTGCCCTTAGAATAGCGTCACTTGCACTACTTTGCTTTTTTGGCTTTTTCCTTACATCTTTAAGCAGTTTGTTGAGCCTTGGCATCTTTTTTTGGCGCGCAAAGGCTTCAGTGTGCCATGCAAGCGCTATTATGTTCTCAAACTCCGCATATCTTTGTTCTTGTGTTTGGCGGCCGATGACCGTAATCTCGTATGGGGTAAGTTCATATGCGCTCATAATATCAATACCGAATTTTATTACCGCGTCTTTAATAAACCCGCCCACATCAAATACGGCTCGGCCTTCTATTCCCCCTCGGCTTTTACCCCTTCGCCTTTCCCGAACGCAAGCGTGAATGCCTCGCCCACTTTTTCCGCCACCGTATTCATATCCGAATACTCATCAACAAGGTCACCTACTTTTTCCACGGTTAGGCTTTTGTCCTCATGATATAGTCCGGCGTAAATGATGGCTAGTAGGTCGCGTATACCTATGTTGTTTAAATCAATGCTAATTATGGATTTTTTGGTTATATCCTCAATTTTTGCGAGCGCGTTCATACCGTATCTAAGAGTACGCGGTCTGTCAAGCTCAATAGTTATTCCCTTTCTCATTCCTGGTTACCTCTCTCAAAAGTCAATTCGCCGTTGCCGGTGAACTCTATGCTGATTGACACAACATCGTCTACTGGGTCTTCTATGGAAAGCGAGCTTATGTATGCTGTTCCCGTGTAGTAGTTGTGTTCGTCTACATATAGCTTAACATCGACGGTAGTACCCGACAAGAACGCTGTCTGCAGTAACTCTTGACCTTGGGTGTCCTGCGGCACGTTGTAGTCGCCCTCGGAACTTGCCGTCCATTCTTTAAGCCCTGTAATATATTTCTTCCAATCGTCGCCAAGCGCCGTTGTTTCCAAAGTTTCAAGGGAAAGCTCGAGTGACCAGTTCTTTATACCCACCACCTTTTTTGACGATGAGCTGCCGACCTCTACGCGGCCGTTCTTACCTGCTATTGCCATTAATTATTCTCTCCTTATTTTTCGTTAAAATGAAACTCAAATTCTATCACCGACATAAATTCATCAGTGTTAAACTTAAGCGCGGTGTTTGTATTTGATATGAAATCGGACTTTATGAACACCGCTTCAATGCTCAAGCCGCACATATCACCATTGTAATCCTGTAATTTCCTTTTGAGTAGCTTTGATAATTCTCTGGATTTTTTAAATGATTTATCATGGCAGTTAAATTGTACTGTCTGGCGCACAAATCCTGTATCACCCGAAAGCGCGCTGTCATAACCGGCAAGCACCGGTGTGTACACTATCGAAGGCAAAGGGGCGTCCTGCGGAAGTATGATAGGATATAATCTATCTGAGATTATGCGTTTTAAGTCATCATCTTTGCTGAGATATTCATATAGTGCTTGACAAATATCTTTCATAGCTTTTTCCCAACCGCATTTGCTATCTCTTTAACTATGGCGTCATTGATTTGGTCTTGGTTTTTGTCAACAGAGTTTCGTAAAAATGGATTGCCCGGCCGCCCCCTTGCACCAAGTTCAACGAAAGTACCGTATTTTATTGACTTATCATAGTCTACCTTAACTGTCGCTTTCTTTTTGGCTATTCTGTCTTCCGATAGTTTCAGGCTGGCTTTTAAGTCCCCCGAATCTACCGGACAATTGTCTTGCGCGTAGGACAGAGCTATTTTTCCACCGGCTTTCGCGCCTTTCATAAGAACAGAACCTGCGGCATCGTCCATTGCTCTAAGCTCTTTAGCTATTTTGTCCGCACCCTCTACCCTTACCTTAACCCTTTTCTGCCTTGCGCTGTAATTTCTCATTTACAAGCTCCTTACAGTTAATAACCGTCCACCTATGGGCTGTAGCGGTGTCCGTTATCCCGGCAATCTCAAACAATTTATCACCGTACCGGATTCGGTGCATTACGGTGAGCCCGGCATAAAACCTTATTGTTACCCTCGTTACTGTTTCCGCATTAATCTGTTGCGCGCGAAAAAACTCTGTACCGCTCACTGGCTCTATCCTTGCCCATACTCTCCCGACAATTTCCCATCGTCCGTCAATGCCACCAAAGCCGTCGCGCTCCTCAACAAACTGCAGTATCTCGACACGCCTGTTCAATCCGCCTATAGTCATATCAGAATTTCTCCTCACGGTAGGCAAACAGCATACGGCGGACAAGGTCGAGGACATCGGTTAAACCGACGCCCTCCTTGCCGGATTTAGCAACCTGCCGCTCTTCGTAAAGGGTAGCTATAACTATCAGCATTGCCTGCCTTACGGTCTCGGGGACACACTCAAATTCGCTGAGCTTTCTGCGTAAAGTTTCTTCCACGAGTTCTTTTGCGGTAAAAGAAAGCGACACGAGTAATTTGTCCGATTCATCCCCATCAACGCGTAAAAACTCCTTTATTTCGTTTAGCTCTAGCATTAGCTGTTCCTTTTAGAAAGCGTAACGAACGGCGAAACCGAAGCCGAGCCTTTATACGGCGCGAGCGGTTTTGTCCATACAGGCTTACCATCGACACGGTATATAAACCTAAACACATTCTCATCGTACAAAAACCTTACATGAATTGAGCTTGCGGCCTTAAGACCGCCCTTGTCTATCATTAAGTACTGACTCATATCCGCAAGCACAATATCCCCAACCTCACCAGCGGCATTACACTGCTCTAACGGCACTACCGGTCTTCCGAATATTGTGCCGTAAGGTTTTTCAGATAAACCACCTGCCGGGATATACACAGGCGTGTCACCAACCTTAAGTGTGTACAGGTACGGCTCTAGTTCCTGGTTTATGTACCAAGCTGAGTTTGCCCTACTCTTTGCCCATAGCCTATTCCACATCTTAGTTATGTTTTCTACCGTGATTTTATCCGTCTGCGCGCTTTCCTTAGCAACGGTGACGAGCCCGCCGCCGTTAAGTATGCCAAGAGGCTCGTTCTCGCCGGTGCCTGAGAGTATAGCGTCATCTATTTTGAACCCGAACTCTTCTGCGAATGCTTGGCGGATTACCGATTCCAATGCCGCCGCATCTTGCAAAAGCTCATCGGTCGCATAGCACAGACCGGTCAGCTTTTTAAGGCTTAGCTCCATCTGCCT